CGCAGAATTAGAGGTGCTGGTGTTGGAACTAAAAGAGCTAGAAGTGGCGTACTTTAAGATGGGTGAACCGCTATGATGGATAAAGAAGCTCTATTGAGCGCGAGAGCGCGGCTAGTACGCTCACAGGTTGCACTAGAGGGTGACACGAGCTTTAGAACGTTAGACGGAGGCGCGCAGTATCTTAGGATGCTTGACGATGAACTAGTGCGGCTAGATAGGTTACTTTTAATCATTCAGGAGACCAAAGATGCTAGTTAAAAACCACATACCATGTCCGGACAAAGTTGGGTGTAGGAGCAGTGATGGCGCATCACTTGACGACTCTGGCAGTGTCTATTGCTTCTCATGCAAACAGACATTCAGGGATCAAGCAACGCCAGACGAGACGGCTAGTGTTAAAGCGCGTCCTTCCTTTGTTGATGTGGCTCACGCTTTAGCTACAAGCGATTTCGCAGGCAATCCAAGCAGAGGCATCACAGCAGACACTGCAAGACTCTACAGGTGCGCACACGGCACAGACAAAACACACTACGGCTACTACAGCAAACAGTCACCCGCGCAGCCGGTAGCTATCAAGACTCGGCTGGCAGGTAAAATGTTCCCCTGGAGCGGTGACGAGAAACACGCCTTCCTTTATGGGCAGCAGCTATTCCCCGCAGGTGGTAAGTTTGTAACGATTACCGAAGGCGAAGAGGACGCTATGGCGGCCTATCAGTTAACAGGCAGTAAATACCCTGTAGTGAGTATCAAGAATGGCGCAAGCGCAGCGTTAACAAACTGCAAAACACATTATGAATGGTTAGAGAGCTTTGAGACTATAGTGATCTGCTTTGATGCAGATGAAGCAGGCCACAAGGCGGCTAAAGAGGTTGCGCAGTTGTTCGGGGGCAAGTCTAAGATCATGAAGCACATAGCAGGTGCTAAAGACGCTTGCGATTACTACCGATTAGGCAAGGCAGCAGACTTCGTTAACGCATGGTGGAGGGCAGAGAGGTACACACCTGATGGGATAGTATCAGGTGAGTCGCTAAGAGAGGCGTTAAAGACTCCCGTACAACCACCAAAGCTATTCTATCCGTGGCGGGGGCTAAATAGAATGCTCAGAGGTATACGCCCAGCAGAGTTAGTGACTTGGTGTGCAGGTTCAGGCATTGGTAAAAGCAGTATGCTCAGAGAGATTGTCGTTAACACCTTGCAGAGTACAGAGGAGAGTGTTGGGCTTGCTTTCTTAGAAGAAACTCCTGAGCGTACAATGCGCGGCATAGCAGGGCTTCATATGAATAAGCCAATTCACCTGGACGGTGTCGACTACACAGGCGAAGAGGTTGATGATGCCTATTCTAAGCTCGGTTTAGGTCATCGTGTACAGTTCTGGGAACACTGGGGCAGTAGTCAGATAGACAATGTAATCAGCAGGTTACGCTACATGGCTAAAGCGATGGGTTCAAGCCTGTTGGTGTTAGATCACATATCAATTGTGGTATCTGGTGATGCGACTACGAATGAGCGACAGACCATTGATGAGTTAATGACTAGGTTGCGTACAGAAGTGGTGCAGCAGACTAATTGTAGTTTACACATTGTGTCGCATTTAACACGCCCTGATGGCAAACCTTTAGAGCTAGGCGCACCTGTACATCTAGGATTACTTAGAGGTTCAGGAGCTATAGCGCAGTTGTCTGATGTAGTTATCGCAGGCGAACGCAACTCGCAGGCAGAAGACCCTACTGAGCGTAATACTATTAAGCTGAGAGTGCTAAAGAGTAGGGCAACAGGCGAAACTGGTGTAGCGTGTAATTTAGTGTATGATCGCGCAAGCGGTAGGCTGACAGAGCTGGAGGACACGCTATGAGTATTGACACTATTGCGCAGACGGTGATAGCGTGTACTGGATGTAGTTGTTTGTGGCTGATGGCAAGCCAAGAACCAAGAGTGAGAATGTGGGCAGCCATCATAGGGCTTGCAGGTGAGCCTTTCTGGTTATTGACTGCATACTTGAATGAGCAGTGGGGCATAGTAGCGTTAGCGTTTGTGTACGGATTCAACTGGGTTCGTATCGGGTACATCAACTATCAAGAGGTGGTGAAATGAACGAAACAAGAAAAGCAGCAAGAGAGTCGTTAAGAGTGCAGGCGCGTAAGTTCCTGGACGAAGAAGCGTCAGGGATTGCGTATGAGAATGCCAGAGCATGGGAAGCCTGTGACGAAGAGGCTATATCAGCGCAGATGGAGCGTTACCCGAAACCAATCATTAAGTGGATGAAGGCGCACACCGACTGGGCGCAGTGCGTGACAGATACTTACATGGAAAAAGAGACTATAGCCAAGATATATGCTGATCCTTCTTTGTTTACAGCTTTTGTCGACAATGCCCTGTTTGAGTTCTTTCGGCATACTCTTGTTGATTGGGAGCAAGACATACATGACGCGCTAGTTGACTCAGGCTACGTTAAAGCAGGAGGTTACAGTGACAGTAATTGAGATCAAAGCAGGCTTCTGGAAGCTAGTTAGTGAAGGCGAAGACAGTACACTTGTGTTCTATGGCTACTCTCGCGCTGAAGTTGAAGGCAGGTTTAAGAGTTGGCTACGCAGAAAAGACTTGGAGAAACTACGATGACACACCCAACATACAATAACTCTAAACGCCCTGAAGCGCACTTGACAGCCGAGACTAAGAAGTGTCAGTGTAGCGTGTGCGGGCTAGTATTCAGTACCGAGAATAACTTTGATAGGCACAGGAAGGGCGATTATGATGCTGTACGGTACTGCGCTACACCCTTAGAGGTGGGCTTAAGCGCACGTTGCACTAAAGCAGGCGTAGTATACGGGCAGTACGGTACAAACCCTTTTAAATAGGAGACTGACAATGAAAGTTATTATACATATGTACCCAGATGACGTACCAAAGGCCGCTGGTGTTGTAGCCGGTGCTTGGAGGGCTACAGACTACACAGGAGAAGAAATCAGAGTAAAGCTCAAGGGCGTAGATAAGGCAGTTAAATCAGAAGTCTGGTATTTAGCAAGCCGGTTGTACGAAGCCACTAAGGAGAAAGTATGCGCTGTCTCGCCTGCAATTGCTGCTTAAGCGACTACGAAGCTACAAGGAAAGGAGCTGAGTCGCTAGAGTTCGTTGATCTATGCGACAAGTGCTTTGAACACATACGGGGGTCTTTCGCAGTAGTTGAGAGAGACGACTTGAAGGTGGTTGAGTATCGCGAAGAAGATCACTCTCGCGACAAAGACATGGAAGACCCAGGCGACTATTAATGTCAATACTCTACTTAGACATAGAAACTAACATGGCACACAGCATTATCTGGTGTGCTGGTTACTCTATTGATGGTGCAGAGCCTAATATTACTACTAGCCCGCATGAGGTTAAGGCTCTTATTGATGCTGCCAGCAATGTAGTAGGGCATAACATCATAGGCTTTGATGCGCCAGTGCTTGCTAAGGTATGGGGTGTATCTATACCTACTAAGAAGCTAGTGGACACTTTAGTGCTATCGCGCTTATTAACACCATCATTAGAAGGTGGTCATTCTTTAGCTGCATGGGGTGAGAGGCTGAGACAGCCGAAGGGAGAATTTACAGACTATGACGCAGGTTACTCTGAAGAGATGGCTAACTACTGTAAGCAGGACATAGTAGTTACAATAGCTTTACACAATAGACTTGTCAGGGAATTAGCGAGTAATGAGTTCTCAGCAGAGTCTATAGACCTAGAGCGTCAGGTAGCTATTATCATAGATGAACAGGTAAGACATGGCTTCTGTTATGACTTGATCGCGGGCTTTGCTCTGGACGCTCAATGCACAAAGAGAATGGGCGAGATAGAGGAATTCTTTGCTACTAGATTCCCATCACGAACTGTTCAGTTATACTCTGTAGCTACAAAGAAGCCCTTGAAGCCCTATGAGGACACCTTCAACATAAGCTCGCGGGTACAGATCGCTGAGAGATTGTTTGAGGTTGGGCAAGGCCACCAGTTGACTAGAAAGACAGACACTGGACGCTATAGCATAGACGAAGAAGCATTAAAGAATGTAGACGGTAAAGAGGCTGCATTGTTAGTAGAGTTTCTGACATTACAGAAGCGCAGCGGCTTATTGGCTCAGTGGAATAAGTACACAACACCGGCAGGTAGAGTACATGGCAGGGTAATCACCAATGGCGCAGTCACTGGTAGAATGACTCACCTAAGTCCTAACATGGCACAAGTACCTAGTTGCACAAACTACTTAGGCAAAGAGTGTAGAGGATTGTTTCACGCAGCGTATGGTAAGAGACTTGTAGGCATAGATGCTAGTTCGCTAGAGCTAAGGATGCTCGCGCACTATATGCAAGACGCTGATTATACAAAGACAGTAGTCGAAGGTAACAGTGATGATGGCACAGATGTACACACCAGGAATCAGAAGAGCGCAGGATTAGCGACTAGGGCGCAGGCAAAGACCTTTATATATGCTTTCCTCTATGGCGCAGGCGCAGGTAGGATAGGGCAGACCATAGGCGGTACTCCCAGAGACGGGCAACAGTTAATCAATTCTTTTATGGAACATACGCCAGCACTAAAGACCTTGAAGTCTAAAGTGGATAAACTAGCAGAGAGAGGATTCATAAAGGGCTTAGACGGTAGGAGGCTCTTAATCAGGTCTGCTCATTCCTCATTGAATGTATTACTACAGGGCGCAGGCGCAATAGTAATGAAGAAGGCTTTAGTGCTTCTGTACTTGAAGATAAAACAAGCCAAGTTAGACGCTAAGTTTGTAGCTAATGTGCATGATGAGTGGCAGTTGGAGTGCGCAGAGAAGGACGCAGAGAGAGTAGGACAGATGGGAGTATTATCTATTAAGGAAGCTGGGGAGCATTTTAAGATGCGATGCCCCTTAGATGGTGCTTACAAGGTAGGGATCACGTGGCGCGATACTCATTAAAGGAGCAGGCATGAAACTAGAACTAACAGCAGAGCAGATAGACAAAGTAGTAGCTAAAGAGATGAAGAGACTTAGGGAAGAGTTAGTGTGTTATGCTTCCAGCCCTCATACAGAGCTTAAAGAGCATAATGTATTAATAGCAGCATCGTTAGTGATACAGAGTTATTATAGAGTTGACAAATATTAAGAACAGCCTTAATATCAACTTGTTACACCCCTGAAACATAAATGCCCTAATGGGTAGGAGATACAAAGATGGCAAACACTATAGTACGTTTAGACAATGTGGAACTCCAGTGGGCTTGCTTTAACGCCACTAATGACATGAGCGATAAGTATCAAGTAGACCTTGTGAACCTATCGCCAGAGAATGTAGCCAAGTTGGAGTCTTTAGGATTAGTAGCACGATTCAGGGAAGATAAACCAGACAAAGGTAGATTCATTGTGCCTAAGTCTATACACCCTATTGTACCAGTGAGGGTAGACGGTAGCATCATCACTGATGCAGTTGGCAATGGTAGTAGAGCTACAGTCTTAATGACCTACTACATCCCAAAGCGCAAGCCCGTAGGCGCACCTGAGCGTAGTCCCAGCTTAGTTAAGATCACAGTTAATGATCTAATTGTGTATAACAAGGATGCTCCTACAGCAATCTCAGACGCTGATCTCTAATGTTACTCATTGACGGGGATATAGTCTGCTATCGTACGGCATTCAGTAGAGAGCCTAGTAGTCTTACTGAGTATTGTGCGCTGGCAGACAAGTATATCACTAACATTGTCCGTAATGCCTCACCTGACATAAAAGACTACAAAGTCTTCTTGACAGGTAAAGGCAATTACAGGAAAGAGATATCAGTTACTACGGAGTACAAAGGTACTAGGGCAAAGGAAAAGCCTGAGTACCTTGAAGCTGTACGCCAGCACCTCATAGCGACACACTTAACACAAGTGTCCGCAGGTGAGGAAGCTGATGATCTCATAGCCATCGAAGCCACAACAAGAGGCTTAAAGAGCGTCATTTGCTCAATTGACAAAGACTTCAACCAAGTTCCTGGTTGGCATTATAACTTTGTTAAGAATGACCGCTTCCATGTATCAAAAGCTGAAGGGATGCGCTTCTTCTACTCCCAGATCATCATTGGGGACAGATCAGACAATATCTTAGGAGTACATGGTATTGGCGAGAAGAAGGCTGCTATTGCACTTAAGGGATGTAAGACTGAGTATGAACTTTATAGCAAGTGTGTAGAGTTGCTAGGCTCAGCAGAAAGAGTGCAAGAGAATGGACTCTTGTTGTGGCTAAGACGTTATGAAGGTCAGATGTGGACTCCTCCTTTACCTAAAGGGATTGCTAATGAAGAAGAAGCTAAAACCGCCTAAAGGTTACGACTCTTGGTTTGAGTATGACTTACACAGCCTACAGCTAAAGGGATGTCAGTGTCACACAGCTAAGGTTGCGTATGTACAAGAGAGGAGCTACGAACCTGACTTCATTAGACAGGAAGGAAGTAAGACTATTTACATAGAAGCTAAGGGACGATTCAGGGACAGATCAGAAGCCCGTAAGTATGTAGATGTGAAAGCAGCCTTGAGCGAAGGCAGCGAGCTAGTGTTTGTCTTCTGGAATCCTAAGACTCCCATGCCGGGCTCTCAGCGCAGGGCAGACGGTAGTAGGCTCACTCATGGCGAGTGGGCTGAACTACAAGGACTTAGGTACTATACTGCTGAGACTCTACCTAAAGCATGGAGCAAGTAATGAGAATATTAGTGATACCTGACACACAGGTTAAGGCTGATGTACCCATGCAGCACCTGAGATGGGCGGGGCAGTACGCTGTAGCTACAAAGCCCAATGTTATAGTCTGCATTGGTGACTGGTGGGATATGCCTAGTCTTAGCAGTTATGACAAGGGCAAGAAGACCTTTGAAGGACGGCAGTACACTAAGGATATACAAGCAGGCAAGGACGGCATGAGCTTGTTTATGACTCCTATTCGCGAAGAGCAAGAACGTCTAAGGCGCAACAAGGAGAAGCTCTGGAAGCCCCGTATGGTGTTTACTATGGGTAACCATGAGAACAGGCTTATGCGAGCTATTAATGACGACCGTAAGCTAGAAGGGCTTATCAGCTATGGTGACTTAGGGCTTCAAGGATGGGGCTTTGAGGTCGTAGACTTCCTAGAGGTAGTGGTAATCGAAGGTGTTGCCTTCAGCCACTATTTCACTTCAGGGACTATGGGCAGACCAGTCACCAGTGCTAGGGCGTTACTGACTAAGAAACACATGAGTTGTGTTATGGGGCATGTACAGGACAGGGATATAGCCTATGCCCGTAAAGGAGATGGAACAGCAATGACAGGCATCTTTGCTGGCGTCTTTTACCAGCACACCGAGGACTACTTAGGTGGGCAGGGTAATGATAGCTGGAGGGGTATATGGATGCTAAATGATGTTAAAAACGGCTCATTTGACGAGATGCCAATCAGCCTAGAGTATCTAAGGAGGAAATATGGTAGGAACAGCTAAAGAATGGGATGACTTTGCCCATAAGCGTAACATATCTTCTACGGACTTTATGGAAGATAAGGTATACGATGAGGTACATAAGCCTGCTCATTACAACTCAGGCAAGGTAGAGGCCATAGAAGCCATAGAAGCGTCAATGTCCACTGAAGAGTTTAAAGGCTACCTAAAAGGTAACGCATTGAAGTACCTATGGCGTTATGCCTACAAAGGCAAGCCTACACAAGACCTAGCTAAGGCGGAGTGGTATTTAGCACGTCTGAGGGCAGTGAATACAGGCTCTCCAGAGCAAGTGCGACACCCACCCCTGTAGGGTAGTACAGGGTCGCTGTCGCACTCAGCCCAGTTCCCGTAGTAGAAGACGCTTAAGCCTCTAAGTAGCCCCTTACCGGACAATCTACTTAGGGGCTTCTTTTTATTTAGCCGCTTGTTGCGCTGCTAGTTCTTCGCCTTCTTGCGCAAGCTCTATTTTAGATATAAGCGTAGTATTAAGGGTACGGCTAAGTTGCTTTAAATACTTCTCTAGGTCTAGTTTATTGGCCTTATAAGCATCAGTAGTTTTCAGTATCCTGTCTAAAGCCGCTGGGTTTAACAACAAAGATGCCATTTCATCATCGCGCTTTGCCCCTGTCTTTTTAGAGAACCAACGAGAGAATATGATAGATGCCTTTTGCTGTACGCTAGATATTCTATCACGAAATAGAGAGCCAGCTTGAGGTAAGCTAGTCCCTAATACTCGCTGTAAGGGGTCTACTTCTTTAAAGGAAAAAGCAAAACTAAGTCCAGACGGATCAATTTTGCCTAAGATGTCGTTAACATCCACTAATGAATCTACGCTTTTGACATAGGTAGAGCCAAACCAAGAATTAAAAGTTCCTTCGTGCTTCTTAATGAACTGGCGAGAATCTTTATCAGCAAAAGCATTATTTAACAAAGCTGCTCTGACACCCTGTCTTGCCATATGAGCAGACTCAGGAGAGAAGTTTCTGATAGATTTAAGATACTCATCGCTTTTTGCAGGACTTGTGAGTATCTCTGAAATAACTTTAGGAAGTCCTATTTTATAGACATTAGTAAATAAATGATTGGTAGATTGTTCAGCAAATTTAGCATACTCCATATCTAAAGTAGCTACTCTACTCTCGTATGCTTTTACCGTCCTTCCTACATCCCCCAGCTCAGCCGCAAGGCCTGGCACTGTAGCTATAAGCCCTCTGTTAGCCTGTAAGAAGGCAGCGTATTGATCTGGTCTAAAGTCCCCCGCAGTATTAAATGCCTTGCTTCCTAGTCTAAGTAGGATAGCATCTTTAACAACAGGGATTCCATCAGCCCCAGCAAGATTAAGAAAGTCTCTAGCCTGCTCTGGGCGAGATAAAGCCCTGCCTACCTGCTCTCTAAAGTTAAGCGAATCTAACTGCCTGACACCCGCTGTGTTCATAGGCACTCCTATCTTTTTGTAGTAGGAAGTATCTACAGCTTTATAGGCATCGCCAAAACGTGGGATAGCTGCTATTTCTCCGTCCAGTGTACTCTTAAGCATTGTAAGAGCAGGTAGTACATTAGTTACGCCCTGCTTTGCTGCTCTTAAAGACTTGTTTACTTCCTGCTTTAAAGAATCTAATTGCTCTAAAGAAAGTTCGCGGAACTGTACGCCTGCTATCTCTGTAGGAAGTCTCTCCCCTGAAAGCAACTGCTGCATAGTAGGCTTAGGTGCTGCATCTTTTGGTATAGTAGGGGCTAAAAGTGTATTCATTTTGTTTACTAAAACAGGAAAAGGTGTAAATATCTTAGACTTAAGAAGAGTATCTACTTTCCCATATAACGCAGCTACAGACTCTTTAGGGAATACAACACCTTCAGCTGCGTATTTATCAAAAAGCCTTTTGTACTCAGCACTTACTTCTGTACGCGCAGTGGCTTCTCTTGCGTCTATTAAATTACCAGCGGCAGCTCCTATAGATTCAGCATCTCCAGTGGTTCTAGCAGTCTCTAGCGTTTTCTCAATAGCTAAATTTATGTTTTCTCTTCGTTTAATTGCGTTGTTTAGTTTTAAGCCATATTCTCCCTTAAGCGCAATCATTGAAGTCGCTAACTTACTACCAGCAAACTCTCCAAACAGTGCTTTTCTTCTCTTATCAACAGCGTTTATGCCATCGCGCAAAGAAACTGTAAAGTCTGCTCTAAAGGAGGGGCTATCTTTTAACAGGACTTCCATATTCTTTCTAATAATAGGATTATCCGCAAGCACACTGCCAGGAGTTAGTTTAAGGCCAGGTATAGCTTCTTGAAGAGCTTTTGCTGCCTGTATAGTTGCCCCCATATCAGGGTCTGCTTTAACAGCGTCTGCTATAACTTCTTTAAGTTGACTGGATGCTATAAAATCAGATGTTTTATCAATAGTGTCCATTGCACTTTTATTAGCCTTCCTAGCATCCAGTAATCTACCTATTGGAGATAAGATAGCCTTGACACCTCCAGAAGTAGAGCCCGCTGCGCTGCCTGCAAGAAGCCCACCTACTTGCCCAAAGAAGTTCTGCCACGACTCTCCCATTCCTAACTCTTTAGCAGACTCCCTAGTTAAGTCGCCAACAAGAGCTCCAGTAGAAGCAGCTATTGCTGAAGAGCTTGCTTCAAGTACGGCTGTACCAACTCCTCTTGCGCCTAACATAGACATAACAGGATCGCCAGCAACTGCCCTTGCGCCTATCCCTATATACTTATCCAACACATCTGTAGGAGCAACGTTTGTATAGTCAAATACACGCGCTGTCATTCTCTTTTTAGCGTCCTCTATAGTCTGCTGATACTCCTTTGGGTCTCGCATACTACCGTCAGCATTAGGAGGTAAGTCTACGCCAAATACAAGATTAGCTAGAGGCTCAGAGATAGCACCAAGAGCATTATAAAGAAAATCGCCAGTCAGTCCTAACTTGGCTTGCTCCGCTATGTAACTGTTGCTCTCTGGGTCAACGGCATCAGACAAAGGAGAAGTCGCTGTTACGTTTGTGGCTTTCATTACACGCAGCTGCGCCACCATCTTAGAGGCATCTATTTTCGCCTGTGCTGAGTTGGGATTAGTTGAATCATTTGCGGCAGCGTCCGCAGAACGTATAGCTGCCGTCAGTTGCTCTATTGTAACAGCCATAGTTATTGTCCCTGTCCTGCGTATTTAGCTATAATGTCTTCTATTGACTCGCTTGGCCTTAATAGATTATTAGTCCATTTAGTAAGCAAGTCATCAGAAAATACTCCTTTATATCCTTCTGCTGTTCGTGTAACAGAAGTAACAAGTTCTTGCTGAAAAGTAGCATCTAATATATTAATAAGCTCTTTCATATTGTTAATAGTTACTGGTGTAGCAGTTCCTCCTAATGCTTTAGTAGCCCAGTCCCCTATAGTTGCTGTTATGCCTTTTCTGTCCCTAAAATTATCAATCTCTGAAGATGCTCTTGCATTTGATTGATAAAGCATGGGCAGAGCAGCACTTATAACAGTATACGCCTGTGGATTAGAAGTACCCAGTAAAGGAAATGTGTTTTTTAATAGCTGTACTGCTGATAGTACTCTTGCTGTCTCTTTATAAGTATCACTTTTATTTAGATCGTCATTTAAAGTGCCTATTACTTCTACAGCGGTAGGCTCATTTCCTGCACTATTAGCTTTTACTAAAGAAGCGTTATATGCTGCCATCTTTTCTTGAAAGACTGGAGAACCTGCAACTAGTCCCTCATCTACAAACCTCTGAGCCGCATCAGACATTTTAGATGCTATAGCAGTTGGGATAGGTACTAATGCTGCGGTAGGGTCTGCAAGACGCGCAGCAATACTGCCAGGAGTAAAATTAGAATACAAGTTGTCTATTTGAGTAGGTGTGCGCTTCCCTTCTGTTTTACCAATGGGTAGTAACTTAAGAAGCTCATCAGTTTTCCCATCAAAAGACCCTTGTTTAACAGCAGATGTTAAGTTTGCTCTGTCCTGAAGAGATAATCCTGATGCGTTTATTAGATTAGCAAAACCACTTCTTGCACTTGTTACTTTTGCTTCTGCATCAGTAGTTACCTTAGCCGCCTGAGCCTCTTGAGTAGCCAGCATAGCAGCTTGCAGGCTTAGTTGAGCAGCAGTGTTCTTATCACCTGACTGTTCAGCTAACTGCGCTAACTGCCTAAGACCAGCAGAAGTAGACAAGTCAGGGGCTTGCTTAGTAAGTTGATCTCGTAGCTTATCCGCTGATGTTCTTTGATCCATGCCGAACAACTGCCCTAGACCTTTAGTGAAGTCAGCAGCTCGCTGTGGGGCGTAGTAGGTAGCAGCAGCACCAGGCGTACCCATCATAGATACAAGCCTAGCACCTTCAGCTCTCTGAGCCTCTCTTGGGTCAACTGGTGTAAGCAGATTAGAGAGTAAACCTTGTAATAGTTCGTTAGCCATTATCAGTTACCTTATGGGAGATTAAGCGCAGCATTCTGTTGTGCAGCAGTAGGCGTTACAAAGCCAGCAGGTGTGCTGCTAGTGCCTCCACCAAATAACTTACCAAGCAGGCTACCGAGGAATGAAGTACCACCACCAGCAGGAGCATTTAAAGCATCAAGAAGCCCCTGTAACTGTACTTGACGCAAGTTGTTTGCCTGTGTTTCACCAGCAATCCTAGCCTGTGTACCCTGTCCAGCCAGTTCGCCACCAGTTACAGCACCTTGTTGTTGTGCTCTATTAATCAACTCGGCAAAAGGAGTGTTTACTTGTGTCTGCATATTCATCTGTTGTTGTGGTACAAAGGCATTATTAAAGAGTCCTTGACCAATGTTAAGCTGTTGAGTCTGCTCATTCATTGCTTGTGTACGACCCATAAGAGCATTCTGCGCCCTCTGTTCTTCTAAGGCTTTAGCAAAGGCAAACTGTTCAGGTGCGCCCCCGTACTGAGCAGTCTGTAAGCCGCCTCTGCCTTGATTAAAGAGCCTCTGCTCCATACTTAAGTATTCTCGTTGTCTAGAAGGTGCGCTTGCGGCTTCCAACTGAGCAGTTACATCCATAGCTCGCTGGTCAAGAGGCTGTGCAGCTCCACTAAACATACCACCACTAGATGTAAGGAGTTGATTCATCAATGCCTGTAACTGAGGAGATAACGTACTTGCGCCACCTCCGGGAGCAAAGGTGCTAGACCCAGTAGCTCCTGTTACTGTATATGGCTTAAACTGAATATCGCTTTGATACTTATTAGCCATATCTGTTAGGGCTGTCTGTTGAGCAGTCCCCGCATCCCTAGCCTCTTTAATACCCAGATTAGAAAGAGCAGCTGCTCCTCCCATGTTTGTAATACCGAGAAGTTGATCTAAAGTCATACTAATCTCCCCATTAGGGCTAGAACATCAATTTGTTGAATAGACAAAGCAGCTCCGTCAATCTCAGAAGTGATCCCAATTGTAGCTACAAAGCCACTACCAGAAGCGTTAATAGAAGGTCTTGTAATAACAACACCAGTAGAGTATTCCCCTACGTTAAACTCAGCTACATTATACTCAGCTATAGAACCACTAGAGAGCGTGTATGCGCTACTGCGATAGTTGAACAA